TGAAAGAGATTTACGTAATGGTTTATCAAATAATCAAATTAGATTGTTATTTGATGAATCTCTTAAACAAGCTAAATCAGATGCCTTAAAGTTTTTACCTAATTTTAATCAGCACCCCGTACAAGTACAAAACGCTATTATAGATATGTCATTTAATTTAGGCCATTCTAGACTTAACAAATTTGTACAGCTTAGAAAAGCTTTAATGGAAAAAAATTACGATAAAGCTTCAAAAGAGATGATCAATAGTACATGGGCCAAACAAGTAGGTAATAGAGCTAAATATCTTTCTGAATTAGTAAAGTCAGCTTCTACAAATAAAAATAAATCTATTTTTTCGAAACCTTCTTAACGTTTACGATTTTTCTTTTTTGTCTTGGTAAAGGAAATACTGGATGTGACATTTTTGTATTAGTATCCCCTTTAAATCCGCTAGCTGCATCAGTAGTACCAGTACTTTGATTTTGATTAAAGACCGGGTTTTGAGAACCAAAATTATGTTTTCTTGGTACTCTTACCGGTCTTTTTGAATCAATAGGTGCTCTAAAATCTTCAGTTACTTTTTCTTTTTTTTTAGTTTCTTACCCTTTGCCATTTTAATAGCTCTATCTTTTGATCCCATATATTCGTCTTTAGGGGATTCTACTTTACCGTCTTTATCGTAGTCTTTCTTGGCAAGCTTCTTTTCATTTAAAAAACTTTCAACTAATTGATTGAATTTCATAATATTATTTATATAATTACTTATGGTTAAAAGTAAAAAAGTCACTTGTTCGATAACAGGTAAATCTACAAGTTATACCGGTGAATACCTAGATAAAAAGATACAAGAGTACGGTAATGAAGAAAATCTTGTAAAATTTTACATTTGTAAAGAAGCTAAAGCTCTTCTTAAAAAAGGTCATAAAATTGATGATGTAAGAAAAATTTTAGACATTTCTATTGAAGCAGAACCAGTATCCCAAGATATTGTAAAGTACGTAGAAAAAAACTTTTATAAGGCGTCGATAAAAGTAAGCAATAACACTTATAACGCTTTGAGTGCAATTACAGATATTACATATGATAGATCTGACCCTGACGTTGAGATCTTTATCAATAAACACATTCTTAAAAAACTATGATAGATATAGATTTAGTAAACGAACAAGTTAATTTGAATGATTGGATAATTTTACCGGATAACTTATACCCGGTTCTCTTTTTAGGCTTTATTATAGAAAATGAATATGATAATGTCAGAATTCAAATTAATCAAAAATATAATCCTGTAAGCTTTATCCATAAATTAAAAAACAATGTGAAGCTAGGTACAGGTTTAAAAGGGGTAATTTTAAAACCAAACGACAATGTTAAAAAATTAATGCATTTAGTTAGAGAACAAGAAAAAAGTAACCTTAATTTAGTTACGTATGAAAATTTATTGAACCAATTTAACTTTGGTTGTAAGGAAACTTATAAATATTTTTGTTCAGGTATGTACCCTATAGATTTTAATAATTTAAAGTCAGTCTGCGTGGATGACTTTAATATGGATAAAAAAATATTTCAGCATCTGTTAAATCTAGATGATAAAAGTTTTGACTTTCAAAAGTTTTCTTCATTGAAATTGTTTATACTTACGGTATAATTTAGGTCTTTCATTAAATAATATTCCTATGATTTTTGACGAACAGATCTCTCGTAAACCTAATTTGTATCCTTGGACCGATGAATTTATAGAATCAATGCATAATGGCTTTTGGACTCATAAGGAGTTTAGTTTTAAGTCAGATGTGCAGCAATTCAAAGTAAAGCTTACAGATCAAGAAAGAGAAGTAATTATCCGTACCTTATCTGCTATCGGTCAAATAGAAGTAGCGGTAAAAACATTCTGGGCTAAACTTGGTGAGAACTTACCACACCCAGCATTACAGGACTTAGGTTATGTAATGGCTAATACAGAAGTTATTCATAATAATGCATATGAAAGACTGCTTACGGTATTGGAACTAGAAGATGTTTTTGAAGAAAATCTTAAATTGGAATGGATTCAAGGACGTGTAAAGTATCTTAAAAAGTACACGCATCGATATTACAAAGATTCAAAGAAGCAATATCTTTACGCTATTATTCTTTTTACTCTCTTTGTTGAAAATGTATCTTTGATGAGTCAGTTCTATATTATTAATTGGTTTGCACGTAATAAGAACGTTTTGAAGGATACAGATCAGCAAGTCAAATATACTCGTAACGAAGAAAATATTCACGCGCTTGTTGGAATGAAGATTATCAATACAATAAGAGAAGAATATCCGGAACTCTTTGATAAAGAGCTTGAGGATAGAATCTTATCCGAAGCAATAGAAGCTTACAACAGTGAAGCTAAAATCATTGACTGGATGGTCAATGGTATCCAGGAAGACGGTCTTACTGCAGCTCATCTTAAAGAGTTTATTAAAGATCGTATTAATGAATCTCTTCGCGGGGTTAATTTTCCTGTCGCGTTTGAAACCGATGCAAAACTTATTAAAGAAACGCAATGGTTTAACGAGGAACTTCTTGGTAATAATATGACAGATTTCTTCCATACTAGACCGGTAGAGTATTCTAAGAAGTCGAAATCATTCTCCGAATCAGATCTTTTTTAACATGGAAACAAAAAATTGCTATTGGCTGAATAAAGATTCACGTAAATTTCTCAGTCGTGGGTATCTTTTAGAAAATGAAACTGCAGAACAACGTATTAGTGATATAGCTAAGACTGCAGAAAATTATCTCAATATAAAAGGTTTTGCAGAAAAGTTTGAAGACTACATGTATCGTGGTTTTTATTCTCTTTCATCTCCTATATGGGCTAATTACGGTCGTAAAAGAGGTTTACCTATATCTTGTTTTGGTTCATATGTAGACGATGATATGGATGATATTTTATATAAGATATCTGAAGTAGGTACTATGTCTAAAGCAGGTGGAGGCACGTCAGGGTTTTTTGGAGCTATTCGTCCAAGAGGAGCTCCTATAGGATCTGGCGGCGAATCTACCGGTGTTCATCATCAGTTAACTGTATTTGAATCTCTTACTGACTATATATCTCAAGGTAATGTAAGGAGAGGTTCGTTTGCTGCATATTTACCTATTGACCATAAAGATATAGAAGAGTTTCTTAATATCAGAAAAGATGGAGATACTATTCAAAATCTATCTATCGGGGTATGTGTCAGCGATGAATGGATTAAGTCGATGTTAGACGGAGATAAAGAAAAACGTCGAGTGTGGGGTCTTGTTATTAAGAAACGTTTTGAGTCCGGTTACCCTTATATTTTCTTTACTGATAATGCAAATAACCAAGCACCGAAAGTCTATAAAGATAAAGGACTAAAAATTCATCATAGTAATCTATGTACAGAAATTATGCTTTCAGATGGTGTAGATGAATCATTTGTATGTGATCTATCTTCACTTAATTTTGAAAAATGGAATCAATGGAAAGATACAGACGCAGTTGAGACCTTAGTCTACTTCTTAGATTCTGTTATGACGGAATTTATTAATAAGACCGAAAATATGGTCTTTATGAAAAACCCGAGAAAGTTTGCAATTAATCAAAGAGCTTTGGGTATCGGAGCTCTTGGTTGGCATACTTTTCTACAATCACAAATGATTAGTTTTGAATCATTGGAAGCTAAACTGATTAATAATCAGATCTGGAAGGTGGTACGTAAGAAGGCAGATGCAGCTACTGAACAAATGGCAAAAGAGTATGGGGAACCACCTCTGTTGAAAGGTTATGGTCGTCGTAACGTTACAACGTTAGCGGTAGCACCTACTACTTCAAGCTCGTTTATTCTTGGTCAAGCATCGCCGTCTGTGGAACCCCTTAACTCAAATTACTTTGTTAAGGATTTAGCTAAGGGTAAGTTTACATACAAAAATCCTTACCTGGAAACTCTACTTGAAACTAAAGGTAAAAATACGGAGACTGTCTGGAAGTCTATCTTAGTCAAGGGTGGGTCAGTACAGCATTTAGAGTTCTTGAATCAAGAAGAGAAAGATATCTTCAAGACCTTCGGTGAAATAAGTCAGAAAGAAGTAGTTATTCAAGCCGCTGCAAGACAAAAATACATAGACCAAGGTCAATCGTTAAACCTAATGATACCTCCTGACACTAAGCCAAAAGATGTTAATGAACTTATTATCTTTGCTTGGGAGTCAGGTATTAAGAGTCTTTATTATCAACGTTCTGCTAACCCTGCGCAGGAACTTGCTAGATCAATACTAGCATGCTCTAACTGCGAAGCATAACATTGGTTTTTTAGATACGGAAAAATAAATAATTTTGTATGACTAAACTAACTACATACACATATAATCCGATAACTAACATTGAACGTCTCTTCAATGAGCAGTTCAATCTAATGCCTATCTTCCATGATCTGGAAGAGGTTTACCGTACAGGTGATACTGTACGTTTTGCACAAGATGAAAAGGGTATTCAGGTAGATATAGATTTGCCTGGGGTTAAAAAGGAAGATACTGAAATGAATATAGATACTAATACCCGCGATATCTATATTACTGCTAAGAGAACTGTTAGAGATCATCAAGGAGAAAAGAAACAAACACTTAACAGAAGCTTTTCTGTAGGTAGAGAGTATGATCTATCTAACGTTACTGCAAAGCAGATTGATGGTATATTGACTGTACACGTACCACGAGTTAAAAAAGAATCCTACATTAGAAAGGTTGATATCAGTTAACTAGGTACTATAATGGGTAGTATACCTTTACGGTGTACTATCCTTAAATTTTCGCTATGAATAAAAACAATAAACTAATAACTATAATTATGTTTACAGTTGCATGTGTAACGTCCTGGGCACTTCCAGGTATTACAAATGCAAATTTGCAGACATCGGCTGGTGTCACTACTGATGTAGCTGGCAATACGCTGACTGTTACTGGTCCAAATAGAGCCATCCTAAGCTGGCAAAATTTTGGAAGCGGAGCAGATGCAATTAATGCTGGAGATACTATTAACTACGTGCTACCGAACACAACTTCTTCTATATTGAACGTTGTGGGTGGTAGTGCAAATACTCGTGTCGATGGTGCAATTACCTCAAACGGTAATGTATTCATTCTAAACCCTAACGGTATTATCGTTGGTGCAAGCAGTAGAGTTGATGTAAATTCTCTTACTCTTAGTACTACTGATAATGTAGCTTTTGCAAGCTATTATTACCAAACAAATGGTAAGCTACCGTCTCAGGATAAGCTATCGTCACCGTCAGGCAATATTACTATTGCTGGTGGTGCAGTAGGTACTAAACAAGGTCTTCATCTTTACAGTAAAGATGTAGATATTGGCAACTTGGTATCGCAGGGTGATGTATATGTTAATGCTGATGGATCTGTATTTTTGGGATCTAGCGGCTCAACTTACATTACTGGAAATCTTACCGTTGCAAACGAAAAAGGTGCTACCAGTCTTAGTACAAACGGTAATAGTGTAATTGTTGCTAATAACATTACCGTATCATCTAATACCGGTTCAGTATTGACTGCCGTTAATGGGTCTGTTACTGCTAAGAAGCTTAATGTAGATACCAAAGGTGACGTTACCTTAGTCAAGACAAATGTAACTGATGTTACAGTTGCCGGTGGTAATATCTCTGTTGCAGTTGATTCAGGTCTTGCCTCAACTGTTACTGCCACCGGTAATGGTACAGTTAATATTACATCTCCAGGGTTTCTTACCGCTAACGTAAGAAATGTTGGCGCCGGTGATACTACAGTATCAGCTAGCGGTACTCTTACTCTCGGTAATGTACATAATACCAGTACTGGTAACACTACATTTACCGGTTCTACCGTTACTGACTCCACACCTGGTTTGTTTGTGTACGGTTCAGTATCGTTTAACGCAAATGGGGGTAATGTTACTGTTACTAAAGCTAATCACAGCTTTGGTCCTGTAAGTGTTAATGCAATTAATGAAGCTTTCGTAAATGAAAGCGGTGCACTTAATCTGAATAAGGTAACTGCAACTAAGGTAACTGCAAAGTCTAACGAGTTTGTATTTCAAACTCCTACAACTGGTGCTATTAATACTAGTAACTTAGATGTTGCAGCAGCAGGTAATGTTACTTTAGATTCTGCAGCTAACTTGTATACCGGTGTTACAGTTACCGGTCAGAATGTTAGCGTTGCTAGCGGTGGTCCTATTACACTTGGCAATGTAAGTACATCAGGTACATTTAGTGCTAAGGCAGGTACTTATATTACTCAATCACCCGACACAAAAGTTGTTACCCTTGGTAATACTACGTTGAATGCAACTACTGTAACCTTGTCCAACGCTGGTAACCAGTTCGGTGCTCTTGCAGTTGACGTAGGTACAGGTACAGCTGCTATTACTGAGGATTCGACTCTTAATCTAGTATCGCTTAAAGCCGGTACCGCTGCTTTAAAGAGTCTTGAATCAGTTATTACCACCGGCACTGGTTCTGTTACTGCCGATACATTCAATATTATCGCAGGTACTGACTTTGTACCTACTGCAGTATTGAAGACGGTTAACCCGTTAACCGTACTCGCTGGCAAGTCAGCAGATCTTAGCCTTCTAAGTCTTGCAACTAATCTTGTAGGTAAGACACCTACAGTTATTGCTATGACTTACAAAGCTCCACAGCCCTAATAGTCATTAAATCGGCCCCTGGTGAAAGTCAGGGGCTTTTATTTTGGTCCGTGATATCTAGGAGATGCTACAACTCTACTATCATTATTATTGATTTCTTGAGCATCTCTTCTTACCTCTAAATTTTTATCATATAATGTTAAAGGTATATTCTTGAATATGTGCGTATGCTCCGGTACTTGAACACTATTAGGCACTGGAGCATCTACTGTAATAGTACCAATAGTATTAATTGAACCAATTACAGGGAATGAACCAGATTTGCCTCCTAAACTTACTGATACACTTAAACCTAAATCTATTAATGGTATATTAATTTTTATCGGAATAGTGGTACCAGGCAGTATAGAACCAATCACTGTCGTAGGGTTGGTTACCTGATACTCGGTTGGAGCTGTAACATGTTGTAAGAACACTTCACCTTCAACCGATAATGCACCACCTACAACTACGTTATTATTCACTCCTAAGCTATTCTCTATGAGTATTTGTTTCTGTCTTGTATTTCTTAATCTTAAGATTTCTGCAGATATATTAATGGTTTTAGAATTGATATTAATTTCATTTTGACTTGAAAGGTTTAATTGTTCTCCAGCTATATTCATTACCGTCCCAGTAGCATTAAAAGTACCCAAAGTTTTTAAATTAATACCACCAGCCCCAACTGTTACATTCCATCTATTACCTACACTTAACGTATAATCACCTCCAGGTAAATCTTGAACATGTGTATACTCTATCAAAGGACTTGGTTCATAGTTAAAATAGGTACCTAATTCATCTATTAAAAGTTCACTTGTTAACATTTTACCAACATTATCAAATCTTATACTTCCAAAGTCGTTAACTACCATACCAATAGTTTCAATTTTATGTTTTGTTATTTGTACAATTTCACTACCTCCTACTCCCATTTTCTTTTCTATTTCAACTAACTGCGGTAAAACTGCTTCGGTTAATTGTTTTATAAGTTCTTTTCTTGGATCTGGCAACCACACTCCATTTTCACTAGACGTACTTAACCCCGGAATATCATTCCATACTATACCACTATCGGTTGTATAGTTTATTAAATTAGGGAAACTTAAAGGAGCTGCTGGTAAAGAAGGCACGTTTAATCTAG